TACACGCCGTTTGACCATCAGAAAAAGACAGCAGCGTTTCTCACGTTAAATAAACGTGCGTTCTGTTTTAACGAACAGGGTACAGGCAAGACAGCTAGTGCTATATGGGCGGCTGACTACCTTATAAGCCAAGGCAAGGTTAACCGTGTGTTGGTCATATGCCCCCTATCTATTATGGATAGCGCGTGGCGTAACGATATGTTTAGCTTTGCAATGCACCGCAGGGTGGACGTTGCCTATGGCTCCAAGTCTAAGCGCAAAGCAGTTATAGAAGGTGACGCCGAGTTTGTAGTGATAAACTACGCAGGTGTAGAACTTGTAGAAGATGCTATAGCCTCTGGTGGCTTTGATCTAATTATCGTGGACGAAGCTACACACTATAAGAACGCACAGACTAAGCGTTGGAAAGCCCTTAACCGCCTACTACAAACTGATACGTGGTTGTGGCTAATGACAGGTACTCCCGCTGCACAGTCTCCGACAGATGCTTTCGGCCTAGCCAAGTTGGTAAACCCGCTAGGTGTTCCTAGGTTCTTTGGCGCGTTCCGCGATATGGTCATGTATAAATCTACTATGTGGAAGTGGGCGATAAGAGATACTGCAACCGACACAGTATTCAATGCGCTACAACCTGCTATACGTTTTACAAAAGAAGAATGTCTGGACTTACCAGACATGGTGTACGTGAAACGTAAGGTGCAGCTAACAACACAGCAAGAGTTTTACTATGAAGAACTCCGCAAGAAAATGATTACCAATGCAGCGGGTGAAGAGATATCCGCAGTAAACGCCGCCGTGCAAATGAGCAAGTTACTACAGATATCGGGTGGTGCGGTATATACCGATGACAAGGAGACAGTTCAGTTTGATATCTCCAACAGGTACAGCGTCCTCAAAGAAGTAATAGCAGAGAGCAGCAAGAAAGTTTTGGTGTTTGTGCCGTTCAAGCACACCATAGATTTGCTGACCGAAAAGCTACGGGCAGACAAAATATCCGCAGAGGTAATACGTGGAGATGTACCAGTACACAGACGTACTGAGATTTTCCAAAGGTTTCAAACAGAAGATAACCCTAAGATTTTGGTTATCCAACCTGCCGCCGCTGCACATGGGGTGACACTGACCGCAGCGAATACAGTCGTGTGGTGGGGGCCGACACCTTCACTAGAAACCTACGCTCAAGCTAACGCAAGGGTTCACCGCGCAGGGCAAACTCACAAATGTACGGTGGTACAGTTAGCGGGTTCTAGTGCCGAGAAACGCATTTATAGTCTGCTAGATCAGCGTATTAGCGTCCATTCAAAAATTATTGATTTATACAAAGATTTGCTTGACTAGACACACATTGTTAATATATACAAACTATTACTAACAAAAGACGGAGGATGCAATGACTGTAACAGTCGATAAGTTGACTAGGGCGTACATTAAGATACGCGAAAGACGGGCCGAGTTATCCAAAGAGTTTAAAGATGAAGACGGTGCGCTGTCTACTCAGTTGGATAAGATTAAACAGGCTCTGCTATCTCACTGCAAGGAACACGCAGTAGATAGTGTTAGGACTTCCGAAGGATTATTTTACAGGTCTGTTAAGCAGCGGTATTGGACTAGCGATTGGGAAAGCATGAACGCTTTTATCATGGAGCATGACGTGCCGCACTTCTATGAGAAACGGCTTAACCAGACTAACGTAAAACAATTCTTGGAAGAAAACCCCGACCTCGTACCCAGAGGGTTAAACGTGGATTCGGAATACACTGTATCTGTGAGGAAAAAATGACCCAAGATTTGAGTAAGATTGAAGACGTGGCAAAGCACTTTCAAGTGTCTGTGTCCACAGTACGGGCGTGGCTTAGACAGGGACGTATCCCTGACAGTACGTTCATTAAGGTAAACGAAATTTACAGGTTTAACATTTCTAAGCTGCAAGACGCATTGTTGGCCGAGAAGTATAATGATGGTGACGGGGAGCAGCTTGAAATGTTTACTCCCGAAGAAATGGGGCCACGGTAATGTCGGAACGCTTTAGTCGTATCAGTACAGGGGGCAACGTATTTACGCTTCCTGATGGCGATACGGCTACATCACTTGATGCAGTCATAGTAAACGCAGCGGAAATATCTCGCTCGTATTATGAAGGCGTGTACGATAGTGATAACCCTACTGCACCTACCTGTTGGTCCTCAGACACAGATCGTCCTGATAAAGACGTACCCACTGAAGATGTGCAATCGGTAAGGTGTATGGACTGCACCCAAAACATACGTGGTTCTGGTTCGGGTATGGGCAGGGCGTGTAGGTTCCATCAACGCATAGCGGTGTTACTAGAAGGTGAACTAGATAAAGCGTATCAGCTACAAGTGTCTGCTACATCTATATTTGGGAAACCCCAGAATGGTAATACTCCTCTTCAATCCTATGCAAAGCATTTAAGTAGTCACAACACGCGGTTTGCGTCTGTGGTCACTAACATCTACTTTGATGTAGATAGCCCTGTACCAAAGTTATTTTTTAGGCCGAAAAGGTCTTTAAACGTAGCCGAAATGCAGGACGTGGACGGTATGATTGACCATCCAGATACTTTAGAAGCGATAAACACGGCTATACTTTCTGCCCATATCAATTCTAAATCCCCGTTCTCAGACGAGAGCGGTCTTTAACCACCTTAAAATAAAAACCTAGGAGAACGACATGGCTGAAGCCAACTCTATGAGCCACATTATACGTGGTGTTATCGCACAGTACCCCCGAGTTAACCGCACCTATCGGTATGACCCTACCGCAGGGGAACGGGGTAAGTCTGTGCCGTGCGATCCATCTGACGATGGCGCGAAGTACGAAACCAGTTTTCGCATGACTAAGGCACAAGCCGAGGAATTGTATAAAGCTATGGCTGCGGCTTACAAAGAGAAAAAGCAAGCTAAGTGGCCCACAAAAATACCTGCACCTGCGGAAGTATTCAGTAAGCAAGAAGACGGTACGTATATTGGTAAAGCCGTATTGAAGGGTGCGTATGGGGAACAGCCTACTACAAAGCCTTCTCAGTATGACGCCAAGAACAAAAAGCTAGACGATGATTTTATGCTTACTACAGGCAGCAAGATACATCTACAGGTTACGTTTGTTCCTTATAGTATGCGCGATCACGGTGTCTCTTTGCGCCTACGCGCTATACAAGTTATCGACCTTAAGCCTATGGAAGATTACTCTCCCTTTGGCGCGGAAGATGGGTTTTCCGTTGATGAAGCCTCCACTATGATTTCGGGGTTTGAGATTGATGATACCCCCTCTGACGTTGATGTAGCACCTGATACTCGTTCTGAGGAAGCCCCAGAGCCTGTGAAGAAGGCTACCAAGAAAGCACCGCCGCCCACAGACGGTGACGATCTGGGAGATATCCTATCTGATTGGGAGTAAAAACATATAACTTACTGCGGGGTGTTAACTAGGACGTGTCCTAGTAGCGTCTCGCAGTGACCTTGTGGGAAAGAGGCTATGATAATAAAAACGTTTCTAAGCAGGGTTCTGGGGAGTGAGGGTAACTATTGTGTGTTTGCGGCTCGGAGCAGAGATAACCGCAGAGTACAGAAATTTTATGACACAGTAGATGAAGTAGAAGCTGCCGCTCAAGACTTAGACGCTGACGGGTACGATGTGTACTTTGCACTAGCTACCTTTAAGACAACCGAAAACAGGAAAGCAGATAACGTCCACCAATTAAGGTCTATATTCTTAGACTTAGACTGTGGGCCTAGTAAGGATTACCCATCTAAAACCGAAGCTGTATCGGCACTGCGTAAGTTCTGCAAACAGTACGAGTTGCCCAAGCCGCTAATGGTAAACTCGGGTAACGGTGTGCATGTTTACTGGTTTTTATCCGAAGCCCTAGCTGTGGATGATTGGATACCTGTAGCAGAGCGTGTAAAGCAAATATGTGCTAGCAGTGGGCTTAAAGCCGATCCTGTAGTAACCGCTGATGCAGCCAGAGTGCTACGCGTACCTAATACACATAACTACAAGTCCGATCCACCTGCACCTGTGGAACTGTATGGTGTTGATATACCCGAACCCGTTATACTAGACGAGTTCATGGGCCTGTTTGGTGAGCGACCCGAACCGACATTATCCCCCCATGAGAGCAGGGATAGTAGCGCAGTGTGGGACACGCTCAACAGCAACAAAGAGTACGTCTTTAAGGACATTATAGAAAAGACCCGAGCAGGGCGCGGCTGTGCTCAGATACTACACGCTATAAAGGCGAAAGACGAAGTATCTGAACCTACATGGCGCGGTGTCCTTAGCGTACTGCAAGCCTGTAAGGATGGTAGCAGGGCCAAGGCTCACAAAATATCTAAGGGCTACGAAGGTTATTCGGAGCAGGAAACAGATAAGAAATGGGACTACATAGAAGGCAAGGCTGCGGAGTTAGGTGTTAGAGATATAGCCTACAAGTGCGCTACCTTTGACGATAACAACCCTGATATCTGTATGGATTGCCCTAATTGGGGTAAAATAAAAAGTCCGAAGGTTCTGGGTGAACGGTTAAAAGAAGCCCTAGGTGAGGATGAAGTAGAGGATGATCCGTTCTCGGCATCGTCTACCAAGCACATGATACCCCCTTACCCTAAGCCCTACGTGCGAGGCGCACACGGCGGCGTATATGTACGTAAGAAGAACGCTGACGGGGACGTAGAAGAAGAAGTAATCTACCACAACGACTTCTACGTAACACGGTTACTACACGACGCTTCGCTGGGGGGTTATGTAGTGGTGTTTAGATTGCACTTACCACAGGACGGAGTGCGGGAATTTACTGCGCCCATGTCCGCGATAACCTCAAAAGAAGAGTTCCGTAAAATTGTGGCTATGAACGGCATTACCACATGGGGCAACAAATTGGATCAGCTAATGGCTTACACAACTAAGTGGATAGATGAATTGCAGTCGGCGGCAGCGTCTGACGAAGC